ATGCTTCATGACTTCCGGTCGATGAGTCACCGCCGAAGAAGCTGTTGTTCGTGTAGAACCTTCTGAGGTGGATGACGTTCTCGTAAGGGAGGATGTAGCTCGTGCCGTCGCCGAAGTAGAACTTCAGGTAATAGTCGCCGAGGCTGTCCTCTATGGGCTCCACCGTCATAGGGTTGAGCGGGTATAAGCCGATCAGCTTATAGGTGGACCGGTCGTACATCGGGTAGATGAAGGCGTTGTCGTTGAGCATTAATAGCGACACGCTTTTGTAGAGGAATTGATAAGGCGTCATCAGCGGATTTGGCTTGTACTTAAGTAAAAAGGCGACTGGACCTGACTTTTCGGTCTGGACTCCGTCGTCTCCCACTTTGAGATACCTGCCTTTTAGCTTCGCACATTGCGAGGCGATCCTATCGACGCATATTCGGACCACATCCGAGTTGGAGATGTTGTCGCCGAATGGGACGAACGGTAGCTTCAGGTCGTTCACGACTTTGTAGCTATCGACGCTTCCGACTTTCTTCTTTCTTTTGAAAATATCTTTAAATCCCATTTGCTACCTCCTAACTTGTCATGGTTTCGTAGTCTTTTTTGTATAGGTTCAAAACGGAGTAGGCAATTATGAGTGCCACCGCCCCGTCTATCCTTTTGAATTTGCTGTTCAGTTTCGAGGGTTGGATGTTCCCGTTGATGTCGACCTTTGCCTGAGTGTTGCTTAGGCACCACTTCAGCATCGGGTTGTTGTCGTAGATGACCACGTGGTTCTTGAGGTCGGCCTCGAGCTGTTTCATCGGTTCCGATAGAGTGAAAGGCCCCTGCCTCACCTTTTCCATCGTGAAGCCGGCTTCGTCCATCTCGTCCACCCAGTAGCGGGAGTTCCAAGGATCGTATCCGATCCAAAGCGGGCGGATGTCGTAGGTCCTGACCATGTCGAGGAACCACTCGGTGACCTTTGAAAAGTCGTTCTGGCTCCCCTCGGATAAGGTTAAATAACCCTTCTTCACCCATATGTCATAGGGGACGGAGTCTTCCTCCATCCTCTTTTGGAGCACGTCGCTCGGCATGAAGAAATGCGGGATGACGTACTTCTTCTTGTCTTTGACTATGAGGAGTATCGAGGCGGTCAAATCAGTCGTCGAGGAAAGGTCCACGCCTCCGATAGCATAGCTATTGCGCAGGCTTTCCATGTCGTATGCCTCTTCGTTGTTCAGCTCGTCGAAGCTCATCCAAGAGCCAGATTCGAGCTGTTTGACGTTAAAGTCCTTGCAGAGCATCGTGAGCCTCGTCGAGAGATCGTTCTTTGACTTGTTCATGATGTCCTCAAGGTAGGTCATGGTCTTGATCTTCCCCAGCGAGGGATTAGATTTTTGCCACGACTTCTTGTCGTTATAAATCTCGTCTATCGAGTCCTGCGTGTAGAGCCAAGGAAGCACCCTTTCGTCGGTAATCTCACCCTTGATCATCTTCCTGCAGTATTCGAGTTTCTTGTCTAGGAATCCTCCCACCACGTTCCCTTCGGTCGTGATGATGAATATCAGCGGTTCCCTCTTGGTCGATTGGCTTTGCTTGATCGCGTCGTAGACCTTGCTGTCGGTCATCTGATGGACCTCGTCGATGCACCCAACCTCGATGTTGAATCCGTCTAGGTTTCTTGATTGGGCCGAGAGCTTCTTGATCTTGTTTTTGTTCTTCGGCGAATAGATATAGAAGATGTTTTTCCTGCTTCTTTTATCTTTAGATAAAGCCCTGCTGTGCTCTCGCATGTTGTTGATCTCCTCGAAAAGGATCGAGGCCTGATCGTTGGTGTTGCTGGCGCAGATGATGTCGACGCCACCGCTTGAGAGGAAGAACTCCGCCAAGTCGATACCGGCGATGTAGGTGGTCTTGCCGTTCTTACGGGCAACCAGAAGCACCACCTCGTTAAACCTTCTTAGCCCCGTCTCCTTGTATTTGAAGCCGTAGGCAACCTGAAGAAGCGCCTTTTCCCATAGTTCCAAAATGAATGGCATCCCGTTGAACGGGGATTTCGTGTGCTTGCAGAAGCGCTCGATGAAGTCGATCCTTAGCTGTCCGGGCTTTTCGTCATAGACGAACCTAGGGTTCTTGAGATCCTTTATAAGGGAATCTAAGACCTGCTCCAGCTCATGGCCGATCACCACGTCTCCCTTGTAGACCGCGTTGCGGTATTCGATGAGCCAGTTCATTTCCCGGCTTCCGCGATGAATTTGTCGAACTCATCCTCGCCCTCGTCGACCTCTTTCCCGAGGATCGTGTTCAGGGTTTTGATGATCGATTGGTAGGCAATCACGCTTTGGAGGTAGGTCTTATACTTGAGGTTCACCCTTTGGTTTCCTTTGTTCGAGGTCTCGACGACATAGGTTTTGCCTATGTCATCCTCGAGGCGATCAAGTTCGACCTTAAGAAAAGAAGCCTTCTTCAGGAGCTCATCGACTAGGCTTTTCTTGCCCTCGTCGCTCCCTTCAAACAGCTTCTTGAGTCGCAGATACTCTCTATAGACGCAATCATTTCTCTTCTTCATATAGTTCCTCCGCCTCGGAGGCGTCGACCTGCTCGTAGTTGTCGATTGAGTCTTCGCACCCTAGGTAGATGACGTTTGATAAGTAGGTCCCGTCGATCTTCGATTTGAAGATCTTTCCGGGTTCGACTTCGTATTTGTTTGGCATGCTTTTTCCTCCTATGAGATGGTCCAGTTTTTGGCCGTCGCCACCGCTATGTCTGTGGTTGTTATCTTGGCTAGGTTGTCACTGCCCAAGGTGAGAGCCTTGGCGGACGAGCCTGTCAGGTTTTTGAGAGACGCGAACATTGCTCTTATGGAATCTGCACTGAGATTGGTGCATTTCGAGAAGTTGGCCACGCAGTTCCAGTCGGATCCGAGGACGATGTCCGTCAAAGACGGGTTGTCCACTATGTGGCCGGCAATGATTGCGTAGGTGAACGAGTTAGGAAGGATGATCTTCGCTAACACGGAACAAGAGCTGATTGTCTGGCCGTTCCCGGTGAATCCTAGGAACCCTGCCGGAAGCTCGAGCTCCTTCAATGCAGTCATGTTGAATATGGCGTATGAGGCGAAGGTTGTGAGTTTGGATCCTTCCTCAAATTTGATAGCGCCTAAATTTGACGAGCCAAAGGCGTTACGTCCCCATGAGGACACGCTTTTTGGAACTTTTAACACATAACTTGACGCTAGATTTTCCATTCTCTGGAACGAATACTCCTGAATGGAGGTTATCGCGATCCCTTCTTGGAACTCGATCCTTTGGAACTTGCCTCCCTCAAAGGCGTGCGAGCCGATGTAAGAGATGTCCGGATGAAGGATCAAAGTGGCGTAGGCCTGATAGTAAGAAAGGCAGTATTCCCTGATTCTTGTCACCGATGTCGGGATGACCACCTTGTCGGCCGTTCCGTCGATGATACCGCAGAGAAGCTGTGATTCTTCCGATTGGGTGTTGGCGGATAAGATGCCGTCTGACACCACCGCCTCGACCGGCTCGCTTATGAACGCGTAGCTTCCGGTAGGCACGTTGTTGGTGACGACGTTGTTCGAGGAGATGAAGGATATGAACCATCTGCCCGAGAGCTTCGTGACCGTGGTCGGAACCACCAAGACGTCGTTTGTCACCCTGTAAAGGTACGTGGCTTTGGAATGTTTGAACTTGACGTAGCGTATTGCTCCCTCGATTGAATCGTCGACCGAGAATACCAGCCTTGCCCTGCTGAGCTCGTCTTCGGTCCCGAGCCTGACGACCGGATCCTCATATTCGAGTCTCCCGTTGGCGTTTGCTTTTATCTTGATGTCGTACATTGGTTGCCCTCCTAAAATAAGTGAAAATGTTATAAGTCTATACTTTGTATAGTCTTATAAAGACGAAAAAGGCCCTTTTCGGACCTCTTTTTGGTGTTTATATAAGACTTATAAATAAGACTTATATAAAAAGTTGGCTTTGCTTGGCCCCTGTGAGCCCCGCTGTCGCGTTACGTTCCTCGGGTTGGTGAATTAGCCAATCCCAAGAGAAAGGAGCCCCGTAAGGCCCTTATTTCGTTTCCTAGGAAATTCCAGATTTTGAAAAATCGGCCCCACGCATTTCGGAGGTGGGGGCGAACGGTACTTTCAAAGTCAGAAAATATCATCGACCGGGGCGGTCATTTCGATTTTCTGGACACGAGATTTCCCTCGCTGTCGAAGTCGTACTCGGCCAATCTACCGAACCTATGGTGCTCTTTGTTGTGGCAATCGGTGCAAAGGAGCATCAGGTTGTCCTGATTCAAAGAGACGTTGGGATCGTCGACGTTCTGTATGGTTAGATGGATCTTGTGATGGACCTCGTTCCCTGGCTTACCACATTTCTCGCACAGGCCATTCTGATTGAAGATCTTAATCGCCCTAGCAAGGTGCCATTCGTCGCCACGGTAGAAACGCTCGAGCTTACTTGGTCGCTTCGAGTGCTTCGCGCAACGCTTGTGCCTTTGCATCTGCGTCCTCCCAAGGAAGGTTCAATCCTAATCTGCCGAAGTGCCCATACTCGGAAATCCGGGAATAGGTGACGTCCAGCAATTTGAGTTCTTTGATGATCGAAGCCGGCTTGAAGTCAAAGACCTCTTTAACGAGCTCGACCAATCTGTCGTCGTCGATGACGCTGGTTCCAAAGGAATCGACGGAAACCGAGACTGGCTCGGCAATGCCGATAGAATAGGCGACGCCAACTTCACAGCGTTTGCAAAGCCCTGAATCGACGAGGGCCTTGGCGACGTAGCGACAATAGTAGGCACCGCTTCTGTCGACTTTGGTTGGATCCTTTCCAGAGAAGGCACCACCGCCATGGTGAGCCACCCCTCCGTATGTATCGCACATGAGCTTTCGCCCAGTGAGACCTGAATCGGCGTAAGGTCCTCCGGTCTCGAAAGCGCCGGTCGGATTGATGAGGACTTGGCATTCAGGGTACTTCTTGATGTATCCGCCGATGGCCTCAAGCAAGAGAGCCTTCGCTTCTTCTAGCTTTCCGGGTTTGGTTTGAGAGGAGATGATTATTGTTTTGATTGCGACTGGTTTGTAGTCGCTGTCGTATTCCACCGCGACTTCGCATTTACCGTCAGGGCCGAAGATGTCGCTGTGCTTCACGAACAGGATGCGGGCAAGGTTGCTGATGTGGGAAGCGACGACGAATGGATAAGGCATCCTCTCGTCGGTTTCGTTTGTGGCGTAGCCATACATCATCCCTTGGTCCCCAGCGCCTTCTTTGTCGACGCCGAGAGCGATGTCTCCCGATTGCTTAGTGATGTTTAGATAGACTTTGAACTGCTCATAGTAGCCGGCGAAGCGTAGAGCCTTGATGGCTTCCTTGATGATGTTCACCTTGGCTTTGGATGTGACCTCGCCGAACACGTAGACGGCGTTGTTCTTGATTGCGGATTCCACCGCCACCCTCGATGTTTTGTCGGCCTTGAGATAGGCGTCTAAGACGTTGTCTGATATCTGGTCGCAGAGTTTGTCAGGGTGTCCTTTGAACACCTGCTCGCACGTTACGATTTTTCCCATTATCTTGTTTCCTTCCTTTCGGCGCATTCGGCCGTTTCGTTTTTGTCTCTGAATTCGATCACGTAAGGTTTCCCATGCTTGATTTTGAAAAGCAGGTCATTGAGCCTGCGGATAGCCAAACGGTAGAAATTGACGTCGACCAAGGAGTCGTAGTCCTTGGGATCGTTTCTGTATCTCGCCTTTGCCTCTCCGAGTCTGTCCTTGAACTTCTCTTTCAAATCGTAGAAGTCTTGGATTTCCTTTTCGCTGAAGCCACACGAGATTGTGGTTTTGATTGTTATTTTTTGTTCCATTGATTCCTCCATAAAGCAAAAACGAGGCCCTGTGAGCCCCGCTTCTGTTGTTTCCGGTTGTTTACTTGATTGTGAAGATTTCCTTCGGCACGCAGGCCGTGTAGCGCGGATAGT